GCCCACAGCTGTGTTAGCCCCTCCGGTAGTATTGAACTGCATTGACGCGGCTCCAATTGAAACGTTACTATTACCTATTATATTGTTTTCCAACGCCCTCCCCCCCACGGCGGTGCCACTACTCCCTAATACGTTATCTCTTAAAGTTAAGTATCCAATTGCTGTATTAGCATTGGCAGATGTATTTGAGTACAGCGTTTCAAGGCCTAGCCCTACGTTTCCGCTGCCTGTTGTATTAGAATATAAAGACCTATATCCATTAGCTACGTTATCGCTTCCTGTTGTATTGTAGTTTAAGGCCTCGTATCCGATGGCTGTACTAGAGTTTCCTGATGTATTGTTACGCAAAGCTGCTCGTCCAATAGCCGTGTTGTCAGAAATATTACCGCCGCCTTTTCCTATGGTTAAGCCGCTTATATCTGCATCTACAACGGAAAAGATAGAACCATTATTCGCTACCTTAAAAACAGTTGTTCCGCCGCCTAATATGTATTTTACTGCTCTGTAAAAATCTCCATCGTGAGCATCTCTACTATAAAATAAAGAGCCTACTGAACTTCCTGCGTTATCTTTTAATTCGCCAAAGAATCCAATATTATCTAATCCCTCTGCTTCAACAGAAAAGCCGCCAACGAATCCCAATAATTCACTAGGGCTTTGCCCATATATTTTTGCCGAGTAAGCATCAGGGGATGCTCTAAAATCCGGGTATGGGCTTCCTGTTTGATTTGGAATTGTAACTAATACTCCATTTTGATAAACAGTTGGTAAATTAGCAAGAGTTATCTCAATGCCTTTTTCTACATTTGTTTGAAGAACAATAGTATTGCCTTCATCTACAACTTGCTGTAAAGTTTGTCCTCCACTTAAACCGGAAGTAAATAAATTTAATAATTGACCAAGAGTAAAATTATAAGTAACGTCTTCAAACTTCCCATCCTCACTAGGACCTACACTTGTTCCTATAAGTTTATCGTCTAACTTAGGGTCAATAACATCTTCGTATGTGCTTATCTTAGCCATTTTTAAAATATTTTAGTAAGTGTAAAATTTTGAGATTGTATTGCGTTTAAAGCATTGGTTCCAATCCATTCTGCTGTAATAGTTAGAGTGTTTATTATTTCAGTATTAAAAGTAGTATTATTTATTAGCCCAATATTTACTCCTTCAAGAGAATTACTAGCATCTTTATTATAAGTAAACGCTCCATTTGCAAATAACTCTCCTATTCCATTTATTCCCAATTTTGTAACTGTAAAGTCTAAAATTAAATCATAAACCTTATTAGTAGTAGTAGGCATAATAACAACACCTGTATCTATTAATAATATTCCATTTGTTCTTACTCTAATTCTTAAATCTTGATTGTTACTACAGCTAATAGGACCACACATTTTTACGGCAAAACTATCTCCTACTTTAAATGTATTTGCAGGAACTGATAATGAACCTACTCCTGTTCCAACTATACTTTGTTCTCCGGTAGCATATGTTACAATACTACTTAATGCTGTTTGAGCAAAAACACCATAGTTATAATTAGTATCGTGATTTTGCCAAGCAGGGGCTCCTCCCGAACCTTGTGACACTAATATTTGACCTATAGTTCCTGCATTACCTGATACTTTTATTGGTCCATTTGCATTTAAACTATTACTTGCAGTGATATCAAATCCACTTAATGACCTTATTCCTAAAGATATGTCTTCAGTCGCTCCTGTATAAGGAACGTAAGTAGCTGATGCTGAAGACAAAGTAAGGTATGAATTGCTGTCAGTAGAACCATCTGCTTTTAAAAATTGAGCAGAGGTTCCGCTTAACTTAATAAATGAATTTGCAGTGATGCTATGTGTATATAAATCAACATCTCCCGTAGCTCCGGTATATGGAACATAATCCTGTAACGCTATAGAGGTAACATATATGTTATTATCTGTAGAACCATCTGCCTTTAAAAATTGAGCAGAAGTTCCACCTAATTTAATAAATTGATTTGCAGTAATTGAGTTGCTTCCTAAGTTAACATTTCCTGTTGCCCCTGTATATGGAACAAATAATCCTTCGCCACTAAGGGCAAGAACGTCTGATATTCTAAAGTTTTTTGTGTCTTTAGAATTTACATCAAGTGTGCCAATAACATAACTCCCTAATGTAGGAGGAGTAGCAAATGAATATGTACTTATTTTAGCCACAATATTTTAATTTAAAGTTAATAAATATAAAGTTTTATCAACTAATGTAAGCATTTCATCAATGATGTTTTGTAATTCAGAAGAATAATTATTTCTCTCTGTATTTAGTATAGATAACAATTCTCTTAAATGAGATGTTGAGTCCATAACTTTTACTTCAGGTATAACTATCTCTACTCTTTTATTTTGACCAAAATAAGCCTCTGTAAAGCCATCGGTTAAATCAAGTATTGAATCATAATATCCATTTAATGCTTTGTGCTCCGCAAACGATGTTGTTTGAAGGTGTGCGATGTGCATTGCATCTCTTGAATGGAATAATGTTCCAATAAATTTTCCCGGTGTCATAATATGTTTATTTTAGTTTTACTTCTCCTGTCTGTATATTTATAACAGAGTTCTCTCCGTATTTTTCTATCAAATGTTTTTCATAGATACCAAACTCCATTTTAAGTTCTTCAAGATGTTTGAAAATACTATTTTTTTGCAATTCACAATCTGCTATAGCTGATTTAGCTTGATTGAATTTTACATTCATTTCTTGAATTTTTGCAATCTCTTCTTGTGTTGCTTTTTGATTTTCCATTTTAATTTAGTTTTATTTAATTATTAATTGTACAAATATATGAATTTTAAAATAATGGTTTGTTAATTTTCTTATACGCATAAAATGCCGATGCAATTATTAGTAAAATAGAAAACCACAAGACATAAATTGAATAGTTAGATTTTTTATCAATTTCTTTTTTATTGGATTTTACTTCTATGTCTTTTTTTACATTTACCTTAATTAAGGCTTTTTCAGCAACTTTTATTTTAGTGGTATCTACTAAGACCTTTTTTGTTTTTTTGTGTCTTAGCTTTACGTTTTTGTAGGTCTTGCCATCAACCTGCATAGATTTAGTAGTATCTATTGGGACTATTTCCAATTCATCTGTATCTATTATAGTACTAATGTAATTATCTTGAGTTATTAAAGTTTCTTTTTTAGTAATAGCGCTACTATCCGCTTTAATAACAGAACTTACTTTATCTACATCCACTTTTCGTGCAGCTCCGCAAGAAGCTAGAATAAGAAATAAAAGTATTAGTATTTTTTTCATTATTCAATAGTCAAAGTTATTTCTTTTGCCGACTGCATTTTTGTAAATAGTTTTTGAAAAGCAACTCTACTTTTTCCTATAAAATCTTTTGAACGAGTCACCCCAACTAAAATGCAACCTTCAGTGTCATGATTAGTGTTTCCGCTATGAATACGCACACCTTCAAAATCAGGTACGTTAAGCAATAAAGGCAACAATCTTTTAAATCTATTAGATTTATTAATTATTACTTTATAAACTCCTTTTGAAATAGCTGTTTCTGATTTAATCTTTACTTCACGCTCTTTATCTTCAAGTGTGTAGCATTCAAACTTACCGTCAACGTATAGTTCTCCTATTGTTGAGTTATCTGTTCTATGTAATCTTTTAAGTAATAATTTCATTATTTTAAATTTTCAATGTTATCTTTAACTTCCTTAGCTCTTAAAAATGCTTTTTTCAACATATCCCATATTTTTATTTTGTAAGCTTGCTCAATATTTTCTTTTATTGAAACTAATTCTATAAATATTAAAAGAATAGCACAAATTTTTGTAAACATAAATTGAAACCCAAAATAATTTTCAATAAACTCGTTTAATATAAATTTATCCATAACAAAAAGAAATAAAACACATATTTCATATAACAACATTTTCGACACAACATGAGATAATTTTTTGCTTTTGATACTCGACCAACCATCTAGCTTAATGCTTTTAAATATACCTGTAAATGTATCAAGTACTATTGATGCTGCTACTGCTACAAGTATTCCGTGAACAGGAACAAATAATAGTATCAATGAAGAAAATATGTAGTTTAAATATTTCATTATGTAGTTTTCAATGATTTAATTAATTATTTTGCATTTTTATTGAATTATTCATCTAGCCCGGCAAATGTATGAACAAATACAGTAGGGTGTACCTCATTAGTTCCGAAGTCAATATCTTGTACAGACATCACATCATAGAATACTCCATCGTAATAAATAGGCTCTATTATTATATTTCCATTATCATCGTAGGTTGCTGGTACTTTTACTATTTGCCCAATATCAACAACCGCTTGAATGCCTTGTCCATAATTTAATGAAATTATATCTCTAAAAGTTTCTTCTACATAAACTCCTTTTGATATTAAATCAATTATTGCAGTTTCTTCGTTTGTGTAATTTAATTTATAGATATTCACTATGGTGTTGTTAATATTGATGGGTTCATATTTATTCTTCTTTTTTAGCGTAAGGGTCAATTCCTCTTTCTATTAATACTAATAACCACTCTTGTTCATTTAAGTAAGTGTCCATAATTGGTTGCCCAGTTTCCATTTGTTGAGTAGGCTCTACGTAGCCATAAGCCATAACATCAATCCTATCATTATCGTAACAAATAAAGTATGTTGTTTCTGCTGGGTAAATTATTGAGTTTGCCATATTAATTATGTTGTAATTATTGTCCAACCTTTAGATATTAAATTATTTTTTGCAGTTATTCCTATTGCAGATGGCACCGAGCCGCCGCTTTGCGCAAATGAACCGTTAATTGTTCCGCTTGTATCAATAGATACTAAAATACCGTCTATCGATTGTTCCGAAAGGTTTGTGATTAAAAATGCATTTGGATAACTATTAGTTACGCATCCATCAAATGAGTTAGATGGAAAATCTGATAATTCCAAGCAGCCTCGCCAAGTTCCATTAAATGAAGTTGATTTATCCATGTTTAGCAACGGTAGCGATGTTAATTTTTTACAGTCGTACCAAGCATTGGTGAAAGTTATAACTTTACCCGTGTCTATTGCTGGAAATGACAATAAATTAACACAACCTCTCCAAGTCGAATTACAAGATATATTATTTGAAGTATCTAGTAAAGGAAATGAAGTTAAAGAACTACAGTTTTGCCAAGCGCTTGAAATATTAGTCACTAGACTCATATCAATTAAAGGGAATGAAGTTAAAGAACTACAGTTTTGCCAAGCGCTATTAAAAATAGCTGCTTTACTTACTGAAATTAAAGGAAATGAAGTTAAAGAACTGCACTTATACCAAGCAGTTATAAAATTAGTAACATTGTTTGTGTCTATTAGCGGGAATGAAGTTAAGGCATTACAACCTTGCCAAGAACTTCCAATATTAGTCGCTTTAGCTGTGTTTATTAAAGGGAATGAAGTTAAACCACTACAATTTTCCCAAGCGTTACTAAAGTCATCAGCGTTGCTTGTATCAATTAAAGGGAATGAAGTCAGTTTTGAATCCTCAGCCCAAGTAAAAGTAAAAGTAGTTCCTTGACTGGTGTTAAGTAAAGGGAATGATAATAAACCTCTACAAAGTCTCCAAGCGCTATTAAAATTTGTTCCGCTACTTGTATCAATTAACGGCAATGAAGTTAAGGCATTACAACCTTGCCAACATTTTTCAAAATTAGTTACATTTTCAAAATGTCCAATATCTGTTGCGCTAATAATCATATTTATACAGCCATAGAAAGCAAAGGCTTGGTCTGTGCTTCCTATTCCATATATACCAAAAATCTTTATATCTAAAAGTTTTGCTTTATCTCCAGAATTATTATAATAAAATTGTGGAAATAACCCCGTAATTTCTATATCATAAGTTCCAGCGGTTGGAAATGTTATAGTTTTATTCCCAATATTACCATTTATTGTTTGGCCATCACTTGTGCTTATATCATACGCATATCCAGCACCAGATGTTTGTATTGTAAATTGATTTGCAGCACTTGTCCCAATATTGTCTGTTTTAACGCTGAATACTAAAGCTGATGAAGTAACTTCGTCATACATATCTACCCCAATTATTATTCCTATAGCATCAATCATATTACCACAAAGCTATTATATTATCAGCATCTGTTCCTGTAGCAAAAACTCTTACTATTTGAACAGGTAAAAAAGAACCTCCTCGTACATTTAAAAATGTAACGTCATCATTTCCATCTGTAAGTACCCTTAAGCTACCACCCGTTCCAACATAAAGAACACAAGATTCTTCATTAGTTGAATTTCCTATGTATGGTATATTATCTGTATCTGATGGCACTATTGTAATAGCTCTTTGAGCTTGTAATTTTTGATATCCCATTTTAATTTAGTATTTTATTTATTAATAATTCAGGATTATTTAATTTTTCTTTCCTTTCCTTACATCCACAAGGGACACCTGTGGTTTCAGAAATAGCATCAACTACTTTTTTAATTCCTGTAACTGTTGTTATTTTTTCAACAACATCTCCAAACCCAAGTCTTTTAGTTCTTATGTAATGCATAGCAAATGTATTAAAAATTTTTTATTTTATTTGCGGTGTTATTTAATTGACTGTAAATGAATAAACTAGGGTCTTCTCCAAGTTTTTTAGAGGCTCTGTCTATAGCTCTTTCAGCAGCACTCATGTTATTTCTTTTCATTCCTTCTTCAGTAAAAGTTTTTCCATCTATTTCTAAATGATTTCTTTTTTGAAGTATTGATATTGCTTTTTTTCTATCTCCAACTTGAGAAGAGAGTCTATTTATCAATTGGTTTTTACCTAGAAATTTCTGAGAAGTCATTTACTTTTTCTTTGTTTGTTTTGGAGATTTACTGACATTTCCTTTTAGAAACTTCATTTTTCCATTCAATGATTCTTTAGACTCGTATTGCTTTGATTTTTTAATTGCTTTTTTCATGTTATCTAAATTTTGATACTTTTTTAGCTATTTTTTTAGGTTGCTTTACAAATTGCTTTCCTTTAGAATTTCCCTTTACGATTACTAGGATTTGGAGTGGTAGAACCTCCCGGTCCGGCCCACAATTTTTTACATGACCAATAACGAGCAGTTAATTTGTCACTTGCAGTATCACATCCATGTCTTGCTTTAAAGCTCTTTCGAGCAGCATCACTATAGTTATTTCCATAGCCTTTTGCTCCAAAATGAATAAGTTTTTCTTTCCCATTAGAACAAGCTTTGACCATTTTTTTCTTGCCTGCTCTATCAGAAGCAACAGGCTTGTTACATTTCATTTTAGATTTATCGGCCATAATTTCTTATCTAAATGCTCTTGTAGTATGACCCGTAGATTTTACTTCTTTTTCAGAAACCACTTCAATAGTAACTTCTTTTACTACAGGAGTCTTTTCAATAACTACTTCTGAAGTTTCTTTCAAACCGTTTTTTGCTTGCTTTGCCATTTTTTTTTATTTTAAAAGTTAATAACAAGATTTATTTCCTTTCATTCCTTTTCCCTTTGTAGAAGACATTACTTTGCTTGTAGCGCCTTTGCTATTTTGGTTGATAGATAAATTTTTTCCAACACCGGCACCGGTGTTAGGCATTTGCATACGAGATGATGCAGGTAAGTTTGGAGTTGCTTTTGCCATTTTATTTGTTTTTAGTTTTTAAATATTTAAAATCTTTAGGGTTATTTTTCTCATCTTTTTTAGATACAACTACTCCTTGTGCATATGCCGGTGTAGGTGTAGGAGCCAATGGAGTATCTCTGCCTGAATTAGTATTTTTAAAAATATTTCTCATATTTTTCATTTGAGTAGCATCTAAAATATTCTTTTCTTGCTGACTTAATTCCTTTTTATTTTTTTTACTTTGATTTTTAACATTAAGTCCTCTCATCTTTATGTGTTTTAAATTAATAACTTTGCAACAAAGATAATAAATTTAATCAAATGAAATCATACCCTGAAGATTACCTAAAATTTTGGAGAGTAATAAGTTACTACTTTAAATCAAAGCATGGTTTAACACAAGCAGAGCTTGATACTATTCTTTTTTTGTATTCAGAAAAATATTTTGACAGAGATAAGTTCCAAGAATTTAACGAACTTTTAAGTTGGAATGCACAAAGATTTGATAGACTACAGAATGATGGGTGGATTTCTGTATTTAGAAAGCGTGTAGGAAAAAGAAAGACTATATACGAACTTTCATATAAGGCGGTAAATATGTGTAAGGATATTTATAGAAAACTAAACGGGGAAGAAATCCCCGTTAGCTTATCTCAGAACTCAATGTTCTTAAAAAATGTGTCATATTTTGATAAAGTATATCGTAATATGATTAAAGAAATGACTGCTTTTACAAGACGACAACGACATCAGACTCACGAATAATCGTGTATTGAATATCATTAATAATCATTGTGAATCCGTGGTTTTTATCGTAGTAAATATCATCTCCTTCAGAAATAAAAAGAACATCGGTTCCCGGCTCAACAACAAGACCACGTTTGTATCGCATTTGATTGGTGTCTTCTCCTGTGAGTAAAATTCCTGATTCTGTTTTTACTTCTTCTTCAATTGTCTTTATGACTAAATATTTTCCTATTGGTTTCATATTTTTGTTGTTTTAATTTTGAGTCATCTCATAACTACGTGCCATTGTGATTGTGGCATTTGTACTTAGGATTGTAACGGCAACCGATACTGCGTTTTGCAATGCAGAGCGTGTCACTTTTAACGGGTCAATAACACCCATTTGAACTAAATCTCCTGTCTTGCGTGTTTTAAGATTGTATCCTTCTCCAATTACAAGCGGTCCGCTATAGTAGTCTTGAACTTTAAGACCTGCGTTGCTCAATATTTGAATAAGAGGTGCTTGTAGTGCCTCAATTAGAATAGCTGCTGCTGCCTCACGTTCTTTGCTTTCACTTACAAACTCAATTAGCAATGCTTCTTCAAATAAAGCTTTTCCTGCTCCGGGCAAAATACCTTCCTCAAGTGCAGACCTAACTGCGCAAACAGCATCGTCAACTCTATCGTACAACTCTTTTTGCTCAAGGTCAGTTTGACCACCAACAAATATTACACCAATACCACCTGTTAGCGAAGCAATACGCTCCAATAAAAAGTCTCTATCTAATTTTTTAGTAGCCATCTTATGAGCATCCCACAATTGAGCAACTCTATCTTCTACAACTTTAGTATCAGCTTTCGCATCAGACTTGATTATAACAGTTTGGTCCTTACTAACTATTACTTTAGCTGCATGTCCAAGGTCTCCGTAGTTTATAATGCTCAAGTCATCTCCGGTTTTTTCACTGAAGTATGTGGCACCAACACTTATTGCAATGTCATGCATTAACTCATGCTGTTTGTATCCAAAACTTGGAGGAGCTATAGCACAAACTTTTATATGACCTTTCATTACATTTGCGGCCAATGTATTTATTAAATTCTGACCACAAGGAGAAATAATCAAAAGCTTCTTGCCTTCACTTACAATTGGTTTAAGGATATTCTCAATGCTAAGGATATTTGTAATCTCCATATCAGCAACCATAATCATGACATCCTCAAAAACACATTCATCTTTCTTTTGGTCATTGATAAACATTGGACTTAAATATCCTCTGTCGATTTTCAATCCCATAGTAGTTTCAGAATAAGTCTCGTCATTTTGACTCTTCTCAATTGTAACAATTCCATTCTTACCAACTTCCTTGTAAACGTCAGAAATTATTTTCCCAATTTCACGGTCATTGTTTGCCGAAATTGTAGCCACATCAACCAACATTGAAGAGGATAGTTTTTTGCTACGTTTTCGCAACTTATCCACAACCTTGTTACTAATGTCCACCATCTCTCTTAACACCTCAGTTCTGTTCAATTCCTCAGTGATGTGGTGTAAGCCACCAAGCACTAATGCCTCAGTCAAAACAATCGCAGTTGTCGTTCCATCTCCTGCTGAAGTAGCAGTTTTATCAGCTGCCTCTTTCATCATCCTAACAGCAATGTTCTCAGATGGGTCAAACAGGTCAATTGATTTAGCAACAGTAACACCGTCTTTAGTAACAGTGATTCCATGAGTGTGGTTTGGACTTTCAATCAATACAGTATTTCCTCCCGGTCCTAAAGTACTCTTTACAGCTTTAGCAATTTTCACAACCCCACTAATAAGTTTTTTTCTTCCTTCTGCCCCAAAATGCAAATCTTTGGGAGAATAACCTTGACTTTCAATCATTTGATTTAATTTTTAAATGTTATGTGCAAATATAGTATATTACTTTATCTTTTCCAAAGTTTTTTCAATAATTATCCACTCGTAAGAGTGAAGCGTAAGCGCAATTGTAAGCTCGTGTCGGAATTTTTTAGTTATGTCGATATAAATGTCGATTTTTCCCCGTATTTAAAGGGACTGCTGAAAATGTCAATAATTTTCTACTACTACTCTATATATATATTTACCTTTTATTATATTTTTTCTCTCTATAAAACTTACTATTTTTCGACATTTTCGACATAAAGTAAATAAGTAGTTAATAATCAAGAAGTTACAAAAATAATATTGTCGCAATAACGACAGTAAAACATTCCTAAAATGTCGGAAATAAAAAAAAACTGCTCAAAACTTAATTTGAACAGCTTTCTTTATAATGGGTGTAAACAATTTAGTCCATATCACAGTCACTACAATGACGATATTGACTCTCTCATCTCAGAACGCATCTCTCCTAAAGACACTCCATCAGCAATCATAGAAATCTTATCAGCTCTCTTCATAGCCTTCTTAAATTGAGCAGCTTGAGCAATACCCGTTTGGCCATCAGGACGATTGTTAATCAACATACCGTCTTTTTGGTGTAGTCCGTAATTAGAACCTCTCTGCTGATAAATACTGTTAGACAGATTTACATTTTTTTTGTTAAAAATCATAATAATAAATTTTAAATGTGTGAAATATTTCAAGCGTAAAGGTAAAACTTTTTTTTATATCAGTTAATAATAGTGTTTGGGTACAATACCACATTACAACAACGACCCCCAAAAGGAAAACCGTTTTTTTTTCGATGGGTGGGTACAACTTTTGAGACTTTTTACCCGTTTTTTTTGGCTTTTTTATACGTAATAAGGCCGGCCGGCCGTCCGTCCGTCCGTACGTTGTAGCGTTGTTTGTTGTACGTTTCACGCAAAAAACCCGCAAAAATATACATTTTACACTACTTCAAAGGCTACATTATACCCCAAACAAAAAAAGTAACATAAACAAATTACAATATTAAACTACTTATAAACAACTAATAATCAACAACTTATATACTATTTAAACAAAAAAACAAATGTATCTTTATTAATAAGCTATTTAAACGAGTAATAAACAACATTCATGTAGGAATATTACTATAAATAATCAATTAAAAAATAATATTTGCGTAAGAATATTAGTATAAAACGTAAAAAACACTAAAAAAAATTAACCTTATAACTAATTGATAATCAATACTTTACGAATTAAACTAAAAATAAACTAAAAATAAACTAAAAAAAACATTGTTATATCATATATATATAGTAATATTGCCAAAGAATTAAACGGGGAACAGTCCCCAAAAAAACAACCTTAACACTATATATTATGAGTACAACAAAAAAAAATGACGGTAAAAGTTTAAAAGTAGTTAACAAAGAAGAGCAAAAAAAATTATCAATACCAACTAAAAAGGTAGAACCAAAGGTATCAAAGGTATCAAAGGTAAAAAGCCCATCACTACACAAAGCGTTAATTGAATGCAACAAATTAGACAAACTAGAAAATTTTAGTTTATCGGGTGCACTTAACAGATTAAAAAAGCAAATTTATATCAATCCTGATTACAAAAATATCGATATAAATGTTTTAAACAACGCACTTACTTTCGACAACTTACTCGCAAATGTAAATCCTCGTTGTATTGCTTCGCAAAGGTTTACGGTTTATGCGCTCGGGCTTGCAGTTAATAAACAATTGAAAAAGTAAGACTAATCTTACAAACTAGGCTCGCTTACTTTGTTGCAAATAAACAAAGATAAAAATTGAATTTTTGCGAGCCTCTAATTTAGTCTATTTTGACTAAAAAGCTAACTTATTTTAGTTAGTATGTTTTTAAAATTACGGTTTATTCTATTTTGAATAAGTCTATATGAATTTTAAAATCTATTCTTTGACAATTTGATATAATACAAAGGTGCAAAAGTGTACTACAATAGCCGTATTGATACGTTTAAAAGTAGTATGTAAGTAGCTAACAGAGTTATATATCAATATGTAAAAAAATACATTAAACAGTGTAAAAAAACTGTTTACAATTGTAACATTTAAAGGTATGTTATGACGTGGTTTTTTGTGTGTTTTTTATCCATAGGGTTGCACGAGGTTAAAATCCTAAACTAAGCTAATGACTTAATGATGCAACACACAAGGGAACGCAAGACTTATTCTGTCTATGCGTGGGCGTCCTTTGTAGTAAGAAAGCCAAACGTTGAACGGGGCAAAAGTAGGTATTTACAAATGTAAACAAAGATAGACAAACAGACCACCTTACATATAGTGAGGTGGAATTGTTATATAGCATAGTCATTGGAAATGATTAATTAAGGTTCGATTCCTTACTATGCACTAACTTAAATTAAATCAAAATGAAAACAGCAACTTTTTCAGTAAGTCTATTAATTATAGCAATGTTTTTTATACCTGTTGGAGGTATGTGTGATGACAATTTGAATCGTGATTTTTATATGTACGGTTTTTTAGGGTGCGAAATTCTATCCATATTGTCAATAGCTAGATGTATTATAAACTTAAAAAGAAAACAAAAATGAGACCACGTATCAACACAAAAGTGAATGTTCAGGACGTAATTGACCACATTGAACGAAGAGTAAAAGTATATACTGAATGTATAAAAGATATCATGTATTCAGAGCAAATTGAATACCACCAAGCAAAGAGAATGCTTGAATTGAGAATAAGAGAGAGAATAATATTTAAAACAAATTAATATGCAAAAAATAATTTTATCAATAAATCACTGTGAGACGGTATTCTTAGACGAACAAACGTATGAGTATGGGAGTGATAAAGAGTATGCAACATTCACAAAAGCTTCAAATGCTGCAATAAAAGACTTCGACAAAGAGTCTATGAGGTGGTTCAAAGAGTCTTTAAACAGAAGAATAGATATAAAACTAAAGTTAGTAGACTCTGAATTTTTTATGATTAAAAATATAATAATAAAATCAAACGGGAACTCATTATAAATATTTAAAACAAATTAATATGAATTACATCGAGCCAATAAAAAATCAGTTAGACAAGAAAATGCATAATTTATGCTTAATATTTATGACGATAGGCACACCAATAGAGAGTCCAAGATGGATGAACTATGGAGGTTTTAATAGAGATACAAAAGTATTGACTATAGAGAGCACTCAAACGAGTAAAATATTCATTGAAGTTGAGACTGACTTTAACTTTGTGAAATGTAATGATTTTTGGCAACAATTCAAGGAATACAGAACGGCATTTTTAGTAAATAATTATCCAACAATAAACCCATATTGATATGAAAGCATACACATTTTATGAACAAACTATAATCGACAACATTGAGTTAGGAGACTATGATTTAGATATACTAGGGAGTAGTGAAAGTACATTGTACACTTACATTCAAAATGTGTACTTAATATTCAAAAAAGAATATGTGCACAAAAATAATTTACATATTCCTGAATTACTATTGTTTAAAGAATGGCTTCAAGGACTACCAAGTGTATTAACTGTACCATTTATGAATTATATCATATTAGATAATGCAAAAAAAGAAAATGCATTAACACTTTTATCTGTAGTTGATAAAAGAAGAGAGGAACAAGAAGATGAATTTTTAGATAAGTATTGGATTAGATTATCTCATGCTTTTTTCACATTAAAAGAAAACTTATAATGAAAACAATCTTGAACCTTACAGTAGCAAGTGTGTGTATGTTGACTGAATACACAGAAACTTTAATTATAGGCATAATCATATTAGTATTAATAAACTTCAAATCAATATGGAAACTGAGATAACAGAAATCGCAAGATGGGTGCGAATATACAATAACCCAAACTCATATAGACAGTTCAATATAGCATTCGCATACCTTAAAAAAGTACATGATAAGTACGGAACAATAGATATAAATATAATTAAACAACTAACAAGATGAACTACACAGAATTTAAAGAAGAAGTTGACCATGACAAAAATGAAATCATCATGGATACAGTATTTCAAGTATTCCAAATTGTATTAACCTCGATATTCGTATTGGGGTTTTTTGCTTTAATAGTGCACATAGCAACAAGTGCAACAATCAACTATAGTTATAACCTTTAATTAAAAACCAAAAT